TCATTTTTTGACCAATAAGATCGTTAAATATTTCTGTTGCTTTGTTAAATTGATGTGTTGCTGCCAAATCAATCATTTGTACAATTGGCAACTCACCTTGTTCTTCATCAGCCATGTTCTTCTCCTATCGCTTTATACTGCCATTCACTAGTATGTCCTACGGACCATTTAGTATCACGGCCTTCAACTGAGTAGTTTTGAGTGCAAACCAAAAAGTCTGGTTGCAATGTTTTTTCTGGTATTAAACTACTATCTTTCCATATCACTCTATTATTCGGCTGTGCCGCATATTGTCCATTATCAAGCTTTAAGATATTAAATGACTTGTGTTCTGGATCGTATTCGGAATAGTTTGTATTTAATACACTCTCATCCGCATGACAGTTATCTATAGTGAAGACGTATTCTCCACCGTGCATTTTTCTGTCACGACCTAGAAACTCACAACGACCTAATATAGGTTTCTCTATAACAGTCATGTGATAATCAAAACAATCCCAAAGTTGTAAAGTATCAAGAGGTAGTTGATCATCTGGATTTATATCTTCTTTCCAGACAAAAGCTGACAATGGAAGCTTATCATATAAAGCGCCATAATCAGTTAGCAATGTCTCAAAGTACAATGCCTTTCCCATAACAGATTTTACTGACACCCACACACCAGGTGTCAATTCGCCATGACCTCTTTCGAGATCATAGAGATATTCTTTTTTAACGTAAACGTAATGTGGTGGTAAATTAGCTACTAAAAACGCCATTATGTTTCATCATATTAAGTTGTTCCAAGTTTAGTAATTTGAGGTGTAGACTCTGGCTCTTCTTCCTCTGGCTCTTCCTGCTCTTCTTCTGGTTCTTCTTCAGGTGGCTCAGCGTCAGGGTTTGCCATTTCACCTGATTTTGTTTCCTTTTCAATTTGTTTTTTCATCTCTTCGACTTCTTCATCGGAGAGCATCATAATATTTTTAAAGACATATTCCTTAGAGAAGTATTCACCAACAAATGGAGCAACTTGTTCCATTGATTGTAATCTTTCTCTTAAGAGTTCGGCATCCTTAAGTTCAGTAAAGTGATTATCACGTATGTATTCAATACGTAAATCACGTATATATTCGTTCCAATCTTCCTCAGTAATAATATTCTTAAGGATTAACTGACGCTTAAGCAACTCATAAAAGAGATGCGAGAAGCGCATACGAAGTCTATCAATAAACTTCTGGAACTTAAGTTCGTCCCTTGAAATCTCGGTAGATCGACCTAGTGAAAACTGAGCTTCTTGTTCTAACCTATTAATTGGAACATTAAGTGAACGATATAATCTTTTCTGGAAATAAACTACATCATCGATCTGACCGAGATTTTCACCTCCAGGGAGCGTGGAGATCTCAGTACCTCTACCACCTTCACGTCTTGGTAACCAGAAATCTTCAAGCATAGACATATGCTTACGGTCATCTCTGATTTGTCCAGTCTCAGCATCATATACTAGTTTGTTTCGATAGCGTGTCATCACGCTTTTCAAATATTCTTCAGCTTTACCTTTAGGTAAGTTACCAACATCAATATAAAATATACGCCGCTCGGGTGCGCGCGCGAGACGATAGATGACAAGTGAGTCTTCCATCATCCTTAATTGGTTAAGTGGTTTAATACCTTTATGAAGATAAGAAATAACTTTCTTTTGACTTTCGTCTACTAAACCAGATGTTATATAAACAACTGAATCCTTTGTTAACTTAACACCACTATTTTGTTGACCAGGTTTTTCTTGATAAATGAAATATTCATCCACCTTTTCAATTAATGTCGCGCCAGTTACAGGATCCTTTTTCTTCTTAACTTCCTTAACTTTACGAATCTTAGCTGCATCAATAGGTCTTATATCTTGAATGCCTTTGGCTAATGACGACTCGTTTACTACAAGATGATATACTAACCTGCCGTCAATGTACCAACGACGGAAAATATCATGAGCAAGATCATTAAACTTCATCATATATAGAAGTTCTTCGAACTCCTCGTTTACTTTTTTCTTAATAGCATCGGATACTTCAACGTCATCCATATTCAGTTCAATTGGAAAACCTTCATCACTAATAGCAATAGATTCGTTTACAATATCTTCAATAGCAGCATCAACTTCAGGATGCATCGATGAACCACGATACTTCATGATAAGTTGATGGTTGTCTTTTGTCTTATCGCCTTCTATATCCACGTACTGTGCAAAATGAGTACCGGACGCAGTAACGTAACCCGCACCGTCATCATCGACGGGAGGCACAATTGATTTGAGCTTTTTTTCTTCAGCGTCCGATTTAGCACGCTTGATCTCAAATCCAAATAATTTAAGGGTTTGTTCTGCCATTTATTAAATCCTATGAATAAGAGGGTCGGGGTTTCCCCCGACCCAATACTATCTATACTTAGCTTGTGGTGTTAGATTCCCAGTACTGGACTTGGAATTCAACTGTAAATCTTTCGATTTCATCAGTTGAAGAATAAGCCAAATCAATCTGACTGACTGCTGTCGGGAAACAGCCACGGAAAGTATATGATTTCAGAACAGAACCATCACGATCAATTTGATCTACAAGAAGGTCTGCCTGATAATCTACAGGTGTTGTAAGACCGGTATTAGCCTGGTGAGCATTCATACCGTTCATCCAACGCTCCATAGCGTTACGAACATTGAAGTCCGTATCATTGATGATTGTAGGTGTCCACACATCAAATGTGCGATCACCTGAAATCTTTAGCTGCCTACCTCTAAAGGGCACTGTTATAACACCCATTGTTGAGGCCGGTAAGATTGCAGCTTCACAGAGAAAGGATGTTAATTCAACATCCCCACCTGCATAGGCCGGAAAGTTAATGGTCGCTTGAAACAGATTAGGTCTAGCGCCACCACCTCTTAATTTGGCCTTAAAATCGTCTACTCCGAGAATAGCCATTTAGTTTCTCCTATTAGCGCTATTAGACCACGCCAACAACTTCTTCAAAGTCTACACCGGTTCTAACTGCCACAAAGTTAAGTGTGATAAAGTTAATTGACCGAGCAGGTTTGATGAAGATGTTCGCTATGAATTCGTTTCTGTCAACCACTGCAGGTGTGTTGTTTGTTTCGTCACAAACTACACGGAAGTCAGTGATACCGCGTCTGCCTTGAATCTCTCTTAAGAAAGGCTCAATAACGTTTACGAACTCGGCACGAGTAAACTCATCGTTGAATTCGAATAGAACGTTTCTAGCAGCAATCGCAATTGCTCTTTCAATTGCAAGGAACAATCTACGAACGTTGATGCGATCGAAAGCAGATGGTCTAGCAAGCTTCGTCTTATCGCCGAAGAGTAGAACACCTTGCCCTGGAATATTAGCAATTGGGTTAACACCAGCTTTGTACAGTGTATCTCTTTCGCTCTTATTAGGAGAGTAAGATAACGCTGTAATTCCTAGATATTGACCACGGCGTGGACCAGCAGGTGAGTACCAAGGAGCTGTGTTAAGATCAGAAGCAGCCATAATACCAGCTGTTGAAGAAGCAGCAGGAATATGAATGAATTGATCATTGTATTTGTCATATACCTTCAGGTAGTTGTTATCCATGAAGAGATACGATGATTTAGTGAATGTATCAGCAGTTGTTACTGTGTTAGTAACTGGTGCTGATGCTGCAACTATGTCTGACCTAGCAGGAGATGTAACAGCAACGCAGTCTTTACGTGTGGACTGAGCAATTGAGACAAGATCGTTAACGATTGTTGTCTGATCTGATCTGCTGTTCATACCTGGTGCAATCAAGAAGTCAACTTGAATTTGGTCAACGTCTTCGAAGAGGTCAAATCCTGTTGCGTATTCTGAAGTTGTAAGATCTGCTGAAGCGACACCACCTTCTAGGCTAAATGTTTTATCCCTGAAGTTTATAGTAGGTGTTCTAACAGCTAGAGCTAATTCAAAATCAACTCCAGATGCAGCGTCTGTTTCAACGTCAATTGAGAAGTCAGAGTCAGCAACGTGAGCATTGGCAGCAATAGTTGCATGGTCTTGGCCGAAACCACCCATGTATATGTACTCTGATG